CGCGATATTCATGCTTAGGGCTGTTTTACCGTTGCTAGTAGCTCCTCCGATAACAGTAAGCTCTCCTGGTGCTAATCCCATTGTCATGCGGTCAAGTACCCAGTTTCCTGTTCTTAACCCGATGATTTTACCCCAGTTTTTCATGCGCTCTTCGATTTCGTCGTGATAGTCTGCCATCATCGTAAATTCGAGCTCTGCTGCTGCGGATTTAGCAGTTTTAGCAGATGCTCCAAGCACATATTCGTAAAGGTCTAGCCGTTCGTTCGACTTCAGTGTGTCGATTTTTGATTTAAGATAGGTTAAATTGTCCACGTATTATCTCCCTGATTTTTGATTTATGCCAATTTGCTTTGTCTTCAATCGTTTGGAATATCTCTTCGTATTCGTCGACATGCTGACTAGTCCTAGATATGTCCTGTAACGTCATGTAATCGTTTCTGAGCGACTTTATCTCTTCATTGTGGTATTTTATCATTTCCGCCACAAAACCTTCTGAGAAGTCCTCTAAATCGATTTCTAAGCCATCCATGAGCCATCTCCCATTAACTCGTCTAGGTCTGCCATGCCTTCATGTTGCTTTTTTCGCTTCGAGAGCATGTTGTCTATCGTGGAGGCTCTGAGCAGATAGTCGCTTTTTAATTCGTTAATCTTCTTTGAGTGCCAATCATCTTCAACGAGTACGTCTAGTGCTTTACCGATTTCTTCTAACGAGAACTTCTTCAAGGTTTCTTTATAACCTCGTGGAAGTATTCTGAAATTACGTTTGGTTTTTTCGTTTAGTAGGTCTAATAGTTTTTTATCAACTTCACTATTACTTATTATATTCTTAGCGTTATTAATAGCGTTATTATTTACAGATTTTGAAGTTTCTTGAATTCCTGATTTTGAAGTTTCTTGAATTCCTGATTTTGAAGTTTCTTGAACCGCAAATCTGTGATGTTTAGCTTTTGTTGTAGTGCCTTGAATATAGGTGTTTTTTACTTCAACAATACCCGCGTTCACAAGGTGTTGTAGTGCTTTATTTACTTGATAGTAGCTTAATCCCGTGTGTTCTTTCCAGTCCTTAGCTGTGTACCAAGTAAAGCCATCTCCTCGTTTAGCTATTTGGTGTAAGTAAACTAACTTGTTTAATACGATTGCTTCGTTTATTCCGAACTCACGTGCAATATCAACATTGTATCCAGCGCTAACGCCAGATTTTAGAATGTCATTTACGTTCATTGTCAGCTCTCCATTTCTTAATGGCTTCTGTCAATGGCGTTTTAATCTCAGAAATATGAACAATTTTCCCCATTCTTTTTACCCTCTTCTTAAGCCAATGAAAAACTAGCACCTTCATTTTTCACAGGTGAAATTTATTTGTTGCAAAAAAGATGCAAGAATTTGGTGCAAAACCCTTGACAACTTTTTAGCGATTTATCGATTTTGAGTAAGAGGTTATTTTTAGACAAAGAAAACCCCAGTCAAAAACGACCGAGGTTATCAAATGCGTATCTGATATGTTCTTATATTAGCAAACTCTAGCGTAAAAGTCAATACTCACAAGATAGACTTTACGACAATGCCTGGGAATAAATACACGACCACTGAGCAGGATACTGGTCAAAAATGGATAAATGGAAAAACTATTTATCAAAAGACTCTTGCGATGGGCGGGCTTGGTCTAGCTACTACTATTAAAAAGCCACACAACATCTCTAATTTAGATTTAGTAATTAGAATTCAGGGTATTGCTAAAGAAAACTCAATTGGCGCAACAATTAACCTGCCACACGCTGCTGATCAACAGCCATATACAGTGACAGTATACGCTGACAACACAAACGTAAATATTCAAACATATGCTGATCAGCGCGGCTATGCTCAATCTTATGTGACCCTATGGTACACGAAGAAGTAGCTAGGCAGTACCTATCGCGATCCAATTCACATAGTACGTACCTAGAAGTTGAGCACCATCGAATCGTCGACATCGAGCAGTAAATGAGGTATTCGTAACCCCTACAGCACTAAAAGCACAGCCTCCCCAAGAAGCATTTGGCTTATCCGTCCAGCCATCACCAGGTTGCCCATACCCACCGAAAGAACAAACTACAGTAGGAAGCGTTTTGAATTGCTTTGGAAAAGTGATTTGAATTGTAGCCTCGAGAGCGTTGGATGGCACATTGAGCATTGCGACACCACACTGCATGTTTACAGATTTGTCAGTAGTCGTATTGTTGCGCTTTACTTTTACTTTTTCTGCAAGCGGCATTGTCGTAAAGTCTATCTTGTCGGCTGTAACCGTTGAATTCTTCAACTTGCTACCAACTATAGCTCCATCATTTACACCAGTTCCATCAGCTAAAGACGCGACATTAGCCATTTGGTTATTGTGGTCTTGAGCCGTGATTGTTGTTAGTGGCGTGAAGACTATGTTTGGATGTGGTAAGCTCATTTTTCCTCCTTAAATAAATCACCTGTTGGTAATATCATTGGCGAAAACTCTTCTGCAAAGACATTGCTTAAAAGCTCCTCGTCAATATTTTCTGCTATAGAATCTAAGAATTCGTCAATAATAATTTCGCTTGGCTCTAATGTACACAAAATGAGGCTGAACGGGTGCTTACCTTTCAGTTCGTAGTTTTTTGAGTAGTGCCAAATTATGCTAGGCGTAAAAACAGCGACGCCATTTTCTCGAACAGTATTTCCATTTGGTTGTTTATGAAGTCGATTGATATTTGGAATTGATGACCAAATAAAGACCTTATTCAAATTTGATTTATCCATGGATATAATTTTGAGCTTTTATCGTGAGCAACAAAAACCCGCCCCCATTTTCAGAGGGCGGAAAAGGCACCCCGAAAACGGAGTGCCCCACAATGACAGCTGCAAATCACAACAACTGCCCAGCTATCGTACTACTTTTTAAGCGATTGCTCAAGTCGGTAGTTTATCTCACCAGTTACGCTACGACCGTTTTCTGCAGCTAGTACAACTAAGCGTTCATACACTTCCTGCTTAATTCTGACATTATAAACTGGCGTAGGCACGTCAACCTTGGTCTTGATGATCTTGCCATTATTTTTTACAATTCGATTTATTATTGGCATAAATTTTCCTTTCTTTAGAGCGCCCTAGCGCCAAGCGAGGCGTTTGGTTTTATATTAGTTGTAAATCATTCTCTATTTGGTAGGCGATTGCTTCTTGGTCTAACACCTCTTTTAGTTCGTTGAGCGTGTTCATCACCTTTTGACGTTCGTCTGACAGATAGAGTACTGCTGTTTCCTCTGCCTCACCTCTCCAGTATCCGACGACTGGATAGTCGAGAGTGAAGGCTTCGTGATTAGCGTTTACGATTGATATTATCTTGTCGACCTCAAGTTTTTTAGTCTTATTGTCGCTTCCGATAAAAGCTTTGATTGTGATTTGTTCTATCATTGTGTGCTCCTGATTGTTAATGTGCCTCGCTTGACTGTCTTAATTATAGCAAAGTTGCTTACATAATGCAAGCATTTTGCGCGCATTTTATGAAAAAAGTCAGAGATTTTTATTAAACCTGTGGAAAACTCACTTCCCGTAAAAAATATAGCGATATTCTTTATAAAGTCTAATGATAATACGTCTTAACACAGTTTAATTTTACCAAATAAAAAACTACCCCTCGATCAAAAGTAGTAGTTTTTTATAGGATTACAGAGCTCTCTGAATTATTCAACGGCTTCTTTCATCTGACGCACCAAGTCTAGAATAATAGTCTTAGCGGCAGATAATCCAGCTGCAATTGCAGATAACGCGGTAGCCATCGTTAAGGCGTATAATTCGTGCCAACTCGCCGCGAATAGTAAGTTCACTAGATTTACGCCAGCCAGCAAAAATGTTGCGATAAACGTCTGTACAAATGTCCATCCAGCACGAATAGCCGCGTCTTTATAGTCAATGTTCTTTAATGCTTTTAGTTTCATATTACCTCCTTATTTCTTAAATTTGAAAATACTCATCAGAAAATCGATAATCTTCTCTAACAGGCTTTTATTCTTAGCGATATCTTGACTTAATTTGCCGATAGATCTCATCACGTCTTCGTTGGTAGGTTGTGGTGCTAGCGGTTGCTCCTGTGGCTTTTCTTTGACTTGAGGTGCTTGTTGCAATTCTGGTGTCTTTGGTGCTGGTCGTGGTGCTACAGGTCGCCTTTCTGGTCGTGGCGTGCCTGCGCCCCCACTCGCTAATTCACGTACTCGTTCCGCCAATACCCAGATTCCATCGTCTGCCATTTTCAGTTGTAGGTAGCGTTTGTTGTTCTCGGTAGTTTCGTCTAATATCTCCGTTGAGCCGACAATTCGGAAGTAATCTCCTGTATTTATCTCTCCGTCCAGTAGATAGCCGTCTTTATCTGTCTTTACTGCTACGGAAACAGGAATACCGTTATCTTCCCAATCGAACTCATCAATTAGTCGGTTACATCTAATTTGTCGTAAGTCGAATACAGTCGCTACTTCATCTGCATAATACACCTCAGGAAGTGCTACACGTTTAGCTTCTTTTGGTTTACCCACATATCGATAGAATGCGTATGGTGAGCAACCTGAGGCACTCCAGAGCCAGTCGTGATTGTCTATTACAATACCTGCCTGATAGCGACAGTTGATAACATTATCTGCGTCGACAAACATTCCTGTATGTCCAAGAGCTCCTCCAGAGTTTCCACGAATACCCCAGATGAAAATATCTCCGCGTTGTGTGTCCGCTTCGCCGTTAGCGTCTTCAGGCAGTCGTACCCAACCGTTCTTTTCCAGAGCGTCAAATAGCGTGTCCGTGTTGCCAATCCAATAGCTACTAGGTAGTAAACCTGCTTCTTTTAGGGCATAGTATACAGAGCTTGAGCAGTCGTACGAGTTTGGACCATTACGGCTTTCCATTGAATAAAAAACTCGCCCTTTACGTGCGTAAAACCAAGCCAGTGCTTTTTCTATCATTATTTCCTCCTCACTTGAGTTTGTTGAACTTCTTCTTTTAATTCTGTAACTGCTTTATTTTGCTGAATTAAGTTATTAGTTGCGTAAATAGCCAATCCGACAAGTGCTATAGCAAATAATTTAGCTAGGTTACTTGTTACAAGGCTCCAAAAATTCATCACACCTTCGATTTCAGTGCGTTTTACGTATTTCTCTTCTGATTCTTTTTCATGTTCAGCGATATATGTTTTTAATTGCGCTTGCGTAACATTATCTCGTGCGATATTCTCAATTCGCTCTAGCATGACAGTATGCTTGTCTACGCCATCCTTAATGTATTCGACCTTAGCTTGTAACGCGCCGAACTCTTTAGCTGATACTTCTGGTTGTTCGTTCATAATATAAATTATGATTTCTTGTCGTTATCTAATACGGGAATGTCATAGTCCGTACGTCTATATAAAACGTCTCTGTTGGATTTTGATTAATAATAGCAGTGTCATACGGATTAAATATTGACAATGCACACACTATTTTATTTTTTGATTCGCGCCAGCCAGAAATAAGCACAGAGGTAGGTGTTGTGCCACCGCCTGAAACCGCAAAAGTCCTTACAAAGTCTATTTTAGACGCCGTGATAGCTCTGTCTGGATTTGTAGAGGTGCTGACTAGTAACCTTAAAATCCCAACATTAGTCATATTAATCTCTTGTTTTTGAAAATATACAGTATTGCTTGCTATCGATATTCCACCGGGTAGAGTAAAACTCATAATACTTCCACCAGTAGCACTGATAGTCGCGTAATCGCTACTAATATTAAAATCGTCTGGATAATTATTCATCAGCGTACATCCTATAGTGATATTTTATGATCGTATTAAAAAATTCTTCTCTATACGACAATGTTAGTGCAGTCTTATCTACGAACGCACTATATCCACTGTTAGCCCATAACTCTAAAGACGCATAAGACAAAGAGCTTATCTGTCCGTTCTGCTCTAACCATAAGAGGACTAGTGGTTTATATCCAAGATTATGCACAATCCGAACTTCTTCGTTAGTATTCACAAGCACAGTTCCAGCCTTGTACAGCTTTAACTGATTGTTGTCAGTATTAAAAGTCATGTCGTGATAATGACTTGTGAATGAGGCTTTTCGATGAGGTTCTAAAGCGAATCCTATGATTCGGAAATAAAACGTAGCAGTAGTGTCGGTTCTATTTGACGTGCTTATATGGATTAAATTATTATCCACACGAACGTATGATAAATACTGATACTCACCTCTATTATTGAACCCGCTAGTATTCACCTCAAATGCATTTTGCGAAAAATCACTAGAGGTTGAAAATTGTGCTATCGGCAAAAATGCAGAGCCGTAAGGGTTTGGTATAGTTATGTCGTTATAATCATGCGCGCTAACAGGTACTGGTATAGTATCGCTACGATAAATCACCTGGTCGATCGGATAGTCACTAGATAATACAAAGTCTTTTATCATTCTTGCTCCAAAAGCTCTATAACGTCTTTGCCTTCTTTACTCACCCACAGACCGACCCTAGTAGCGTAAGCACCGATTTTAATACGCTTATATGCTCCGTCAGAAAACAACAGACCACTCCCATCCAACACCACGAGTTCCCTGCGATTTACGGGGTCATAAATAACAAGCCTGCCCGAGCCTTCCTCGATGCGTAATTGTCCAGTAATTGATGAAATAATAGTTGAACCTTTTAATTTTAGAACTTCTTTCATTAGAATGCGTACACTTCCTCTCCGTTATAGACTGATCTGTCATATTGAGCGAACATATAAACTTTAGTCTTCCTGACCTTTAATTTAGTAGTTAATTTACTATCGCTTAATTTCTGAGATATTGCGATAATTTGATAAACTCCGCTTGCCAGTCGAGTATCTAGTTTAATCGAATCCCCTATTTGCATAGACGGTGAACCCTTAACCTCTAATTCCAGCATCGGGCTATATGTTGCATACCCTCTAAATACTGACTGTGTGAATGCTCTTGCATTTTCATAGTTTCCAAAAAATGGGTTGTCATTTATTTCTAGAAGATAATCTTCATCATCGCTCCAGTTGTCGTCAAAGGCTTCATAGTCCAATTCATCAATTTGTTTTGATGGCTCACCCCACAAAAATACACGGTCGATTTCAACAGGATAAAATAAATCACTAGTAAAGGTTAATATTGCTTTACTAGGTGTTAATTTTAGCGAGCATTTCACACCTCGATCGACTTCGACGCCGTTAGCGGTTTTTGCTGTGAACCATGATACATCAGCATTCTCACCCAATTTTGGCTCGATTAAATCAGCACACGGGTCAGACAAACTAACTTCACGAACAATTGGTAGTCCACGTTTTACAACCCAAAGATTGTCTGTGTTTTTACCGCTTGAGGTCTTTTCTGCAACCATTTGATACGGTGCGATAACACGGATAGGTGTTTTAATTTTAACGTGATTAACAATGCCAGAACTCTTCGAGGGTGTTATCGATATCACATTATCGTCATCTAGTTTATAGTGAATGTTTTCTGCGACATCGGAACCGCGTCCTTTGAATCTGATTAGCCCCTCTTCGTCTTGCCACAACCTGCCATTTTCAGCTTGAACTAACTTTTTAACGATATCTGCCAATGAATCGTTTTTGTTCGGGAAAAATATAGGGATAATATTTGTTGCCCCTGAAAAGGTAAATTGATGTGGTGCAAACCCTAAACCTTTGAATATCTCAGTTAAAATGTAGTCTGTTTTTTTATAAGCCATCGGCGGTAATTCAGGCAGAGGCTGAGATAGTGCCCAGTTAAGAAAGTCGAAAGCCGAAACTGAGGCTTCTGCTTTTCCTGGCTCTGCATCAGGTAGCATATTAGTAAGCCCCACGAATTGTGGCACATTCTCTTCACCAAATCCGAGCCATGCTCGTGTCGAAATGTTTGGCTTAATATATTTCGCGATTGGGCTATTCGAATATGGCACAAAATAACCGTCGTGATTAGCTAATTCGAAATCAGCAATCGCTGACTGCACCGAATACGGAAACTCAACGGAACGATTAACTGCAATCGATTTAATCCTATTTGAGATATCATTATAAGCATAGGTGTCCCATATCTGGACAGGCGGCTGACTTGCGATATCTGACGCATATAAATCACCACCTCCATATGTCGATTGGTCGTACACTCCCCATGAAATATTTTCATTTCGAGTTTTGTCCCACGCCATAGCAACACGCCATGTAAGCGGTCTAACCCAAGATTTCGCCAGTTTCTTAAATCTATCGCTAGTAACTAACATTTTATTGTCCCACGTTCTGCCCAGTTTCAACCATCGTTAAAGTGATACCTTCTATATCACCGCATAGATTTATAATGTCTTTTTTACTGATGGAAATCTTCACTGGGATATTAGTAGCTGATCCATCAGATAATGTAAGTAACGGATATCTATTAGTCGTATATTGCCTTTGAACAAAGCCCCACAACTCAGCAAATTCCTCTTTGGTCAAATGTCCAAAAGTATTAGTCCACACTCTTTTATGATAAACGTAGTCTGTATATACATTTCCTGACAGAACAGTAACATCGGTCTCTCCAAAATTAGAATTCTCAGAAAATGGACTTGAAATATATTCATGGTTCCAAGTTTTTGAAGTTGTAGAATCGGTTAATGTCATCTCTTTCATGCGAACCTCGCTTTCTGGCTCTGTTCAAACGCCTGCATAATTTGGTCAGCAACTTTTCGCCTCTCGTCAGGAGAAGTTGCGAATACACCGCTCACATTGATGGTTATCTGTTGTGATGGCTGCGCGTTAGTTTCTTTTAGTACTTTAGTAAACGTATCTGCCATAATTTTTTGTGGCGTAACGATTTCTGGGTTAGTCTTAGCTCCTAGATATTCACCAGCAATAACAGGTGTAGCTGTAGTTAGAACACCACCCTTTGCTAATCTTGGAAGACTGAACCTCTGAATGTTAGGTATATGTACATTAGGGATCTTATTTATGATATTTAAGGCTCCATTTAATAGGTCTATAGGCTTGTTTATGACCCTCTCGATTTGCGCTATCAGACCGTTTATCAAGCCTTTACCGATACTCACAGCACCATTCCAAACTTTAACTCCAATGTCTGTCGCCCAAGAGCTAAATTGACCTAGAGATTCGCGCATAGGCTTCCAGAATCGACCACCTCCAAAATCGAAGAAGTCCACAATCGCTCGCGCCATATCATCTATGAAGTTTTTGAACGTATATTTTGCGTCATCTGCCTGTTGCTGATCGAGTATCTTCAATTTATTATTTAATTCTTCTCTCTGTTTTTTCAGCTTCTCTAAGGTCTCTCCATTATTTGCAAGAATACCAGCATTTGTTTCGGCGTTATTAGATAGAGCGTCTTGTTTTTGCTGTTGAAGTGTCGCTAATTGTTCGTCGCGTCGCTCTTTGAGGCTTTCAATCTCATCGAGCTTAATCATATTCTGTACACTAGCTAAATCAGCACGGTGTTTATTCTGGAATGCTAATTCAGTATTAAGCTGTTGTTGTAAGTCAGCAAGTTTCTGATCTCTTTTGAGTTTGTCTGCGTTATTTTCAGCGTTTAATTTCTCTTGATTTGCCGCAAATTGTGCATCATATAGTGCCTGCTCTTTGTCCAATGCGAATTGTAACTCAGTGAGCTTCTGAGCGTTATAAGAGTTATTAAAGTTTTGCAAAAACCTAATCTGATTTGTTAGAGCCTGAACCTTGCTTTCGTGCTCTCTGATTTCCTCGACTTGAGATTTTCTAAATGAGGCGGAGCGTTTGGCTATTTCAGCGTCATAGTTAGCATTTTCCTCAGCAATTTGCTTGGTTAGGTCTTTAATTGTATCTTCATGTTTAACACGGATGTCATTTAAGTCTCGGCTATAATCTCGCCATATTTTAGCTGCTTGAGCTTCTAATTTATCTAACTCTTTAGTAAGTTTTTTAGCAGACTTTGCCGCCTTATCCATGCCTTTAGACGAACCACCAGCAGATTTTTCCAATAACGCTATCTGAGCATCAACACTCGCCAATTGAGATTTCAGACTCTCAGCACTCTCTCCACTACCACCAGCCGCAGAACCAAGCATTCCAAACGCCTGTGCCGCCATCACCGCACCTGCAGCTATTGCAGACAGTACTGCTATAATTGGGTGGCTTGAAAATGCTATCATAGCCGCTCGAGCTAGTAGGAATCCTTTTTGCAATACAAATAACCCACCAGCAGCGAGTGCGAATGTCGCAATCCCTGAGCCTGCAACTTGAATAACACCGCTAAACGGTGCTAATAGCGCACCAACAGCACCAGCTAGTCCGCCAACAGCATTTAATACAGTCTCTATTCCTGCACCAACCCCAGCTAGTATCGCTCCGATATTGCTTGCTCCCAATCCTTGGATAAGGTTAGCCATTCCTCGAGCAATAGCAGTCTGCATGTTTGTAAATGAGGTCTGAAGACCGCCAGTCGCTTTTTCTGCCATTGAATCAAGAGATTCAAGACCTCCACCTCCATTGTGGTCTAGTTCTATGAGCTTTTGAGTAAGTTGCTCAGCAGATAGCTTACCCTCACTACCTAGCTCCTTGAGTGCGCCCATAGTAATACCCATCTCTTTTGCAATCGCTTGCAAAACAGGTGTCATTCCTGAGTTCAATAATGAATTAAACGTCTGAGCTTGAACAGCGCCACGTCCAAAATCCTGCGAGAGCTGCGTTATAGCATTGTCCACCATAGCACTTGAGCCGCCGAATGCTAGAATAGCGTCATTTATAGCCTTAAACGCTTGCTCTCCAGCAACCATTGAACCAGAAACAGCGACAAGACGTTGCACGCCTCTTACGGCTTCATCAAGAGACGTAGGTAGCCCTTTAATATCAGCTTCAAGCTGCTTCATTGATGCGGAAACCTGCTCGCCAGATTGTCCCATTGCTCGGAATACACGAGCGGCATTATTTAGTGTGTCTACACGCCTTACAGCTCCACCAATTGAGCTTGAAACAAGTCCTATGGCTTTATCTAAAAGTAACATTGAGGCGGCGGCACTCGCGCCTACAGCCAGACCTTTTTCTAAATTGGAGCCGTCCTTCTTAAGACCGTCAAGCTTTGATTTCACAGAACCAATATCAGCATCTAGCTTGTCTAAAGCTAGTCTAACATCATATGAAATCTCGCCAACGTTACTCATCAAATGCTATCTCCGACCTCTTCTTCAAATCTTTCTCTAACGCGCTAAAACCCTCTTTGGAAAACGCACCAGCAGTTGCGTAATAAGTTGCTGATTGATTCTTAGCAGTCATTTGGTTATGCACAGCGTCGGCGGCGTCAATCAGCATCAAAGCCTCGTCTAAAGTAAACGGAACGAGAACTTTCTCAAAACTGTTACCATTCTTCTCGAATGATTCAATATACCCACGCTTCACTGCCTCGACAGCACCCCAGCCGAGATATACACCTAATTTAGCGATAATCCACATCTCAGGTGCGACTTTCGCTCCAGTAGCTTGTCGTGTAGTACGCTCCTTGTATCGCTGCTCAACACGTGCCTTTTCTTCAGGAGTAAGTAGGTCTTTTAAGTTAACTACTGCCACTATTTACGCCTACTTTCTCGGTTAGAAAAAATGTCATTAAACAAATCCTGAATAGCTAAACTAGACAAGCTACCTAGCATTTCCATTGCTTTTTTAGAATCATCAAAACAGCCAGCATAGATCTTAATTTCTTTTTCTGCAAGCTCTTCACGCTCCGCCAAAAGCTTGTTGCCGCGGTCTACTTTCTCAACAACACTCTTGTCGTTGTCTTTGATTTTTGATCTGTCAATCTTCTGAATTTCTGCCTGTAGTGCCATTAGCTCATTTATAGCTTTGACAGATAATCGTGTAATCTTATTAATCTCTAGGCTTTCATTCGAGCCTAACGGACGTACTTTTAATACTCCATACGGTTCACCGAAATCAACCTCTTTATAGCCTTGATATTTTGATAGATTTAATTTAATTGTCATATTATTTACCCTTTCATCTATAATTTTGAGGTTTTATCGTGAGTATAGGGACTTTTCGGACAAGATGTGGTAATGTATAATCATTAAATTAAATTTCAATGAGGAATATATAAATGGACGAAAAAATTATTAAAAAGCTGTCGCAAGAGGACGCCGACAAGCTACATTCATTAAGAAAGCAGCTCGATAACGGAACGCTCGACCAAAAAACTTACAATAAGAGGTATAAAAAGCTGTCGCAAGACCTAAATTGGAAATATCAGCCTAAAGGCGTAAAAATGATACCTAAAATTATTGGCTTCGGGATTCTTGCAATGTTGATAGCGGGCGCCTTGATACGTCTTATAGACCCTCAGTCGGGTAAGATAACAGGCACAGCTTCCGCACTCGAAGAACAATACGACGTCGCTAATATGGTTACTAACTTCGAGCTAACAAACTCATCAAACAAAGACATGAATGCAACATGTAAAATCACTCTACAGCCCTCAGACAAAACAAATCCTACAGTCACTAAAGAATACTCATTCGATAAAGTCCCGGCAAATTCTACAAAAAAATATCAAGTAATCATTCCACGAGTTCATTTCAATGCTGCATATGTAGTTGAAAAAGACACAAAGTTAGATTGCTATAAGAAATACTAAATAAAATACCACTCAAACGAGTGGTATTTCTAGCAAACGAGCTTCTACTAATCAAGTGGTTTCACTGTTTGAGTTTGAGGGTCGTATTTACCCTTCTTATCTTTGATACCTGGTCCATAGCGGAAGAAGCCCTTAGCTGTGCGGTTCATCTGGAATGTCAATTCTAGAGTTGAATCGTCTCCACTAGCTGAAAATGTAGTATCGAAGCTGTCTGGTAGCGTTACACTATATACGTGAACGTCAAAGTCGTCATTAGCTTCACATACTGGGTGAATGTGCAATGGAACGGTAGTTGCAGAACTTGCACAAGCTCCAGCACCCCAGGTTACACTTCCAACTGTCTGTTTTGTGCCTGATGCCGCCTCATATAGTCCAGCGTAAACAGCCTTGACACTTTCTGGACCAGCCAAGTAAAGAGTAAGTGTTACTTCTGATGTGTCAGCTCGACCGCTTGGACGACGAATAGTACCACCTTGAGTTTCAGTTTCTGTTGTACCACCTTCATATTTAACGGCGATATCTCCCAACATATCCTGTGGGATTACTAGCTGACCTAAATAGACTTCTTTTGGTCCATTCTGCTTTGCTAGTGCTTTTTTGAACTCTTCTACGTTCATATTTCCTCCTTTTAGTTAACTCTTGCAAGCCCCGTTATTGCGTAAATCATTCTGCCCTGGGCATCCCTTTCGACAGATGTTGGCGTTGATATTGATTCGAAAACCACACAATCAAAGCCTTCGTCTGTGTAACTGGTCTCAGGTAAAGATATACTCACGCCGAGCTTATTAGATAGAAATTCAGATATTCTAGCCAATCTCTCGTATCCGTCCAAATCATCTGTTCCTCGTGAATAAAGTTCAAATGAGTATGTAGGACGAACGCCTCTCGACTGGTTGCCGCCTATATCAGAGATATAAACGCCTTTCCTGTCGAGAGTGAGCTTATTCCAGAATAGATCTTTATCAATTTCACCGAATTCGTTGTTTTCTAGATATTTAAGAAGCGACAGTGAAAAAACTTTCATCGAAGACCTCCCTTAAAATCAATCTGTTTCTTTACGCTCTCACCTGCTTTTTCTAGATAATTCAGTGTTTGTGGGTGCTTTTTGTTTTCATAGTGGCGACGTTTTGCGTATGGAACATCACCGCCACCAAATACAACACTTGTAGTATCACCATTATCTACTAGTCGTACGCTTTGCTTCAGCGCTCCAGTATCAACTGGTGCTAGCATTTGCGCTCGTGACATTATAGCCTGAGCAATACCCTTTCTCTTGTTTTTAGCGTTCACTGCTTGAATTCTCTGCCAAGCGTCAATATTATTCTTGATCTTCATCATAGCCTCCATAGTCTGCGCGCTCCAGAGTTAGAGTGTAATGCTCTAATGTGTCTGTATCGAAGTTCATGCCAGCAGTCGCACCTACAATTTGATAAGAAACTCCATTGACATTAACACCATGACCTACAAACATGTTAGTACTTGTAAAGTCTATAAAGTCGACAGGCTTTACATGCAGTGTAGCGGTCGAATCAGTTGTTTGAATGTTGTTTGATGTCGTAACCCCACTACGCTGCTTAAAGACGCCAGATAAGCCCTTGCGGTGATTTACAAGGTCGCCACGCACCGTTCCTTTGGTAACTTCCAAAAAAATGTAAGGGGTCGACTTAAATACATCGAATACGGTCATTTCTTATCTCTCCTGAACGTAATGTGATTTGACTACATTGACTGTATTTATCAAGTATTGACTTATAGCTCTCAATAATCCTGTCAGTCTCGCTCGTCTTATCGTAAGTAATACTGAAGTCTTCGACCTTTTTAGAAGTAATCTTGTCGCCTCCCGCAAGTTTTACAGCAAACAGTTCAGATATAACTTGAGCTAGTTCTTCGGGAATTACTTTCAAACCAAATCCAGCATGAACAGTTATTACGTCAGTATGTTTTGTGGGCTTATTCAGTACTATGTTGTCACAAAGCTGACTAGCATTATCTCCTAGATAAGTAGCAAAGTCGACTGAATTAGAGTTCACTTTAACAGATTGAATTTCGGAACAAAGACCAATAAACACAGACCTCATCCCGTCTCTACCATGAAAAGTTCGCTCTTCTTCTATATAGCCGACCTTACTACAAATCAGTGCTTCAAGCTTACTGACAGCTATTCGCAATAGGTTATCGAAGTTGTCGCTTTCAAATGGAGTTAGGGAGCGTCGTAAATAGCCCTCAACTTGTTCTTTAGTCAAATTGTATTGCATACCTCAACGCTCCCTTTCTATTAAGCTTTCTTCAAACCGATTGCTGATTTCAAGCCAGACAAGCCACCACCGATGTAAAGCTCTTGCAAGAACTCTTCTTCGTTGGTTTCAAGCTTAAAGTTAGTGAAGGCTTCTACAGAAGTATCACCAACAGTCTTATACGCACCAAGTACAACAACATATGCGTCGTAGTCTGGATCAGTTGCATCAGTAAACCATGTTGGCTCAATAATAGTAGCTGTGTCTAATACGTCTTCAGCCTTTGCGCCAATCTGGAACAAGTATTTACCGTCAGCACCCTTTTCAAAGCGTGCGCTTGTTGCAAAGCCTTTCTTAGCGATAAGAACAATTTCACCATCAGTACGGATCATGTCCTTAGCTCGAGCTACAGCTTCAGCGCGGCTCATACCAGCTGCGATAGTTAGTTCATCACCGAAGGTATTCTTTGCTTTTACGTCTGACTTAATAGAAGTAAATGACGTAATCTTGCGCTTGTCGCTATCTTCACGACCGTCACCGATAACCGCAGCACGCTCAACTTCACGAATAATTCGAGTAGGCAATTCGTTAAGAACATACTTCATCAATGCGCCCGTTGATTTATTTTCGCGGATAGTCTGCTTGTCGAGTACCAAGTACTTGTAAATCACGCCTGCGCGGATTGTGCGGCTTTCAAAGTCAATAGCCTGCTGGTCTTTCTTCTCGCCCTTCTTGTGTCCGCCTGCACGACTAGTGTCAGCTTCGACGTCGGCTTTGTCCCAAGTAACCTTGAATACATCTAGACCAGTCTTGTTCAATTTGCTGAAGATTTCACCTGATGTTACAGCGTCTTCAATAGCAGAAACGACTGGCTCTGGCAATTTGAAAAACTCTTTGTCGGTCAAGTTATTCTTAACCAAAACATCTTGCCAAGCGCTCTTAACGTCGTTAAAAGTACGACCAGCGTTTGCCATCAATACTTGTGTAAAATCTCGCACTGATGCTTGAGTCTTCAAGTAGTCATTAACAGTAGGGGTTGTCGTAACCTCTGCTTGCTCTTTTGGCTCGATGATTTGAGCCTTTGCGATTTCCTCGTTCATTTCGTTCTCCTCTTCTTTACCTGATTTATCTTCTACTGGCGTCTCAGGTGTGTCGTCAGTAGGTTCTTCGACCTTTTCGGTCTCTTCGCTTTTTACTCGTGTAGCGATTGCCATTGCTGGTGCTAGACAAGCGTCTTTCACGATTGAGGTATAGCTAGCGGCAGCTTTCATAGCGTCAGACAAGCTTGTTTTTGCTTCTACTGCTTCGGTTGCAAATCCAAGCTCCACAGCTTCAGCGGCAGTCATCCACGTTTCAGCAGCCAACAGTTCTTCTATCTTTTCTTCAGATAATCCTGTTCGGCTTGCATAAACTGGAATCATACTCTCGCAAGTCTTCTCTAACATCTCAACAGCTCGACCTAGCTCGTCTGCGTTGCCTGACGCGATTGTCCACGGCTTGTGAACCATCATCATCGCGCCTGGTAGCATAACGATTTCGTCGCCAGCCATTGCTATGAGAGACGCTATAGACGCGGCTAGTCCATCGACCTTTACTACAACACGTCCGTTATATTCACGGAGCATATTGTAAATCGATACACCAGCGAACACATCACCCCCAGGACTGTTAATCCTCACTGTAATGTCGCCTGTACGCGCAGCTAATTCCTCTTTGAAAAGTTTTGGCGTAACATCGTCCTCGAGCCAACTCTCACTAGCAATAGTGCCATTGATAATTAACTCGTTTGAGGCTTCAGCTTTCGCCCACTTCCAGAATTTATCCATTAGCGTTCCTTTTTAAGGTTATTATTCGGCGCTCAAATGAGCATTGCCTTAATTTCATTCTGAGGTGCTATCGTGAGTGCGTGGTGGCTTCTCATCTTCAGTAAAGACAAGCTGTTTTATCTTGTCAGAACAGTCAGTCGCGAATAGAACTTTAATATTCAATTTCGCTTTGCATTTAGAGTTTGGACAAATTAAACCCTGTATAGCAGTAGAAGTAACAGCTTCAAACAAATATCTACCACAATACTTACAGTTTATCTTTATCATTGCTTAATCCTGAATTTTGGGCGACCGCCACAATTGGGGTGAATAGGTCCGCCTATGTTTTCTTCATAGTCATTTATCCATGTACCGCTATCTGTTTCTATTGCTTCGTTAAGCTTAATCATCGGCTGTGCAACAGGCTTCCAGATTCCTTCTAACGCTCTACACTCTGGGCAATGTGCGCCGACTGGATGATTTATAGTCTTTTCAATTTCTGCTCCTGTTTCAGCTTCGAGCTGTTTCATTGCCTCCACATCGCCAACACTCTCAGAGCGCTGTATTTCAGTGCGAGCTAATCGAGCAACTCTGTATTCGTCAGTATTCATAATATCTCTCAGTAAGTCTCTTGTCTGACTTTCGCTTAAATTATCAAGATGCGATCGCTCTAACGTATCGTTGATGACCTTTTTGGTTTCATCATCATATGATTTAGCTACTCGTGTAAGATGTGAGCGGTAATCTGCTCTAGCAGTATCAGATAGAACAAACTCGTCAGTACTTTCAGTGTCTAGTCCTGCATTCTTAACCATGTCTAAGCCTTTTTTGTATTGATCTGTACCACTAGAGATAAGCAATAAAGTGATTAACGCTAATGAATCTTCTATAAAACGTTCCAGCTTGTCGTCTTCAGCTTCGTTTTGAGTGCCAAGTTCTTGAACGGCTTGATCAATACGGCTTTGCATAAAACTCTTCGCAATATTATACAGTTTGTCGTACTCAGAGACTTCGGCTTTAAGCGCACCTACTGTGCGTGGGTCTGGGGCTTTCTCCACTTCGCCGCCCTCGTCAACTTGAGGCTTGTCGTTTTCTATTTCAGTAGTGTTATTTTCACCCAGTTTGAGAAGTTTATAGTTCTGTGGTAGTTTGAGTGCATCAATAACTGAATCTAATTCGTAACCTTTATCAACCAGCTTTAAGATGGTATCTGTGTTAGTTGCCATCACTTCTGCTTCAACCTTTTTACGGTCAGCAATTTCTGGTATTTCATAGTCAAAAGTAATAGCAACACCAATCCCACCAGTAATCCTATTGAGTTCATGCGTTAAACGAGAGTAAATTTTAAGCGCTCGTGGATAAACAACACGCTTAGCAAAACCACGCTCGGAAACGTCAGCATTTGAGTACTTAGCTTGGTCGTCAACGCCTTTAATAATCTGACTAACACCATACGCCATGTCGATTCGCTTGTTTGCCTGCTCAAATACAGCTGCAAAATCAATATCTTTTTGAGATTGTGCATATGGTATCCACTGAATCTGTGCTTCAGCAGGTTTATTCGTTGTCGGGTCAATCGGACGATGAGAATACGTAACGTTACCATTTTTACCAGCTCCACGGTGCCGAGATTCCAACAGGTCAACCATATCATTATATTCACGGGCAGTACGAGCTGCAATGACAAACATACCAGCAGGAATCGCGTTATTCTCAAAGAAACCACGTTGGAAATCAGCAATATAATCGTCTAATGTAATCCATTGGGTAGCGGCTTCAGTTGGTGAGTATCCAGCGTATAAGTTACTTGGGTCAACACCTCCAGAGATTACAATAACTTGATCTTCAGTAAAAGTCTCAGCCCCTACTTGATAGTAGGTCTTGTTATCACGACGTGTAATACTTGGATGCTCTAAGAACGTGAATCCAGCAATGTTCTGACCCTTGAATCCATAATTTGTAGTCTTTACAGCTTTACCGTCCTCTTTTGCCCAAACTAGAATAAAAGTGTTTCGATTTACTAGAGTAGAAACAATAAGCTTCTCGCTAAACGATACGAAATCATCTGCTTGATTAGGATGATAAAGAACGTTAAGAATTGGATTATTCTGTACGGTCTTGCCATTCGAGTCGATGACTTTTGGCATGATAGTAATGAATTCGTTAGCAATCGCTTGAATGTTTGGATAGGCGGAATCGTATTTACTTGCACAATAGCGACTATACCAGTCTCCTGTATTAAAATTAGCTAACGAAGAAATGCCCTCAACCTTTACTTGAGATTTTGGCTTAAAAAGTGACAATAAATTCATAATACTATTATCGTTACCTATCGTACGCCACCGTACTCTATCTGTGGGATAAACATCTCGGTAAGCCTATACCTAGCAGCATCTAGGGCGTGATCATCACCGTCTTGTGGTACGTTCAGACTTTTACCTGACCGGTCAGTTGCCCACATATATCTTAAATATTCTTTCTGTAAATTAGTGGAGTTCTTTGTATATTTAATATTAAGCTCGCTCATCTTATTAACGCTCCATTGTCTATAAGTTTGCTTAGCATCACCACTAGTCTTAGTCACCCCTTTAACCGTACAGCCCAGCTCTACAAGCTCAGCAATATCTTTAGGTGCGGCACTATCTGCAACTCCCAGCACACCAGCCAGTCCTTCTCTATGAATAACCTCTGAGATATCCTTATTAAACAAACCTGTGCTGTAAAGCTTCTCATCAAGAATATATCCGTCAGCTTCTCGATAAACACAGACAAGTGCTGTCGGGTCATTCGTAAAGCCGAAGTCTAGTCCGTAACCTATTAGTTCAGCATGAGTCGGTACTTCCTCAATAACTTTCCAGCCATGAAATACTAGACCTTCCAATTCACCAATCTGTCCCTCTCCATAGACTTTCCACCAGTTCTTATTAGAGCGACGCCTTTCGATTGTCGCAATGATACTATCTTCAAGAGCTTCATTATCTTTATAGGTTACAATAACGAAATCAACATCATCACGTCCTACTAGTTCATGCGCCCAGTATTCAGCCGTTGGGTTGTAATCAAGATAAATAAACTCACGCGTACGAACTTCTAGCTGATTGAACGCATCTTCTCTGATTAAGTTAGCCTCATTGATAAATAGTACATCTCGTCTAGGACCTCTAGCCTTGTCGTCATCAAGAGATACGAACTCAAACATTGTCCCGTTAAATAACGTAAACGTGTAATCTGATTTGTTCTCTTTGATTCTGTAGTACTGCCAATAATTATTAGCTGTAAGTATATTCTTAAAGTCTCGCAATGCACCTCGCTTAAGATGAGGCAGGTTGATACTCGCGATGGTTATTATCTTGTCTGGGTTTTTCGTAGCATATTCAAGCAAAATCAGAAGTATAGCTATTGTCTTGCCAGCGCTAGTACCACCTTGAACAATGCGGATACGTTTGTTGAGCCGCTTTATCTTATGATAAGTGGAGGTCTTGCCAAACACATCAATCTTTCTTTGATAAATCCTCTAGCGGTTTTGGCGCTTCAATATTAGTCTGCTCGATGGTTTGCTTTGGCGTGCCATAAACCTGGTTAATCATCGCCTCAATCTCTTTCCACTGAGCTTTCTTTATAGCTGTAGCTAATTTACGTTCAAATAGGCTTCTATTCGGGTCTTCAGAGATTTTCTCCAGCTCCTGTTCGGTAAGCTTAATCATCTGTTCGAGCTTATATCGTGCCGTCTCTGTTTTCTTCCAGGCGCCATTATGTCTGCGCTCTGGGTGTGCTTCAAATCCTGGTGGCGTTGGAACTCCATTCCTACCAACCGAGGGCTTGCGTTGCTTTCTAGGGACTGTTTGTGTTGTCATTTTATTATCTCCACTAAAATTATTACTAAACCTATTGCCGAAATTGGCTTCAACAAATAGCTAAACCCAGCCATTGACAATACCCACATCAATACTGTCGTCCACACGCCAGTACAAACCATACACTCTAAAACACGCACTTTTCTTTTCAGTAGTATCGAGCGTAATTTACTGAATATATCAAACGGACCTGACGTAGCAGTTAATAAATAAGCAAGAGCAAATCCAGCTAAAACTATCATTCTTTATCTCCTGGTAATTTGCCTAACGGATAGGCTTTATTGTCAATAACGCAAAAAGGTTGTGGTAACTTCCAGACAGCCGCTTCTTTATAAAAACTTTCACTTAGAGGTGTTCGGATGACTTGAACTACCTGCCCATTATTCATAGCGTACTCCTCAAGTCGTTCCATCTGCGCTTTGTAATGACCGCAACTTGCACATTCTTTTTGATAGACTTTAATGACTTTCATCGCACAAACCTCACTTTCCTATTAGTTAAATCAGGCAACCCTCTTGCTTTTTGAATAGCTAAATCGTATTTATTCGCCCTTTCGAAGACTTCCTGGATAGTTATTTTCTTTCGTTCCATTAGAAACCTACGAAAAGGAGAGAAACTGCGACTGTATGAAGTTCTGTCGTAGACAAACCAGCGATGAAATACATACACGCATTCTCTATCGCATACATAAATAGCTTCATGACTGTAGAATATGACTGTTAAATTAGATACTTCGCGTATCGGTATGTAGTCTATTCTTCTAGTCACTTTCGCCACCTAGCAACTCCCAATTTGTTAAAGAAATAAAAAAACACGAGACAAGTAGTCCCGTGTTAATTTAATTATATTATTATATAGACAGATTGTCTAGAGTTCTACTGTAACATATCCATCTGTACCGCTTCGTCTCCCGTAATGTGGTCTTTGACTTTAAGTACAGAATACTTCTTTGGTATATACATACGAAATTGCTCATCATACCTATTCTGGATACGCAGTTCTACCATAAGACGATCTCCTGCAGTAAAACTGCATTTTCCGTTGGCTACAGCGTCTAAGAAATCACCATCCTGAATGTCCGCCTGTATTTTCTCAGTGCCCTTAAAGAATGTCCATTTATTATTCGATTTATCTAATACTGGCTTTACTACCACAAGAGTAGCTGGTACTACTTCGTCCTCTGCATCTTTTGACTGAACAGTCATTTTTCGAGACAGAGGCTCAAACTCACTACGATCGACCTCTACACTATCGTTAGACGATGAGTTAAACACCAACCCGTCCACTGAATCGTCTTTTGACGTCTTTGAGAATGTACTAGCCAAAGCGTCCTGAACTGTTTGATTTTCATTATAGATAACGTATGTTGGTTGATTAACGATCATAGAACCAAAGTTATTTATAACCTGAACCTTGTTATCTTCTTGTTGGACAACTTTAGCATCACTTGTATCTCTCAAAGTCTTTTTAATTTTATACAGCTCAATAATAGTGTTGATTGTAGATAAGATTTCTTGAGTAGTCTGAATGGCAATCGGACCAGCTGTGCATATAAATTCTATAACAGCTTCAAAACTTCCTTCTTTCTGTGCAACAATATTAAGCTGTATATCGGTACGATTATTAATCTTATAGTTAACCTCTTTTGCAATGATAGACAAAGAGCGGAGTGTAGCGATATATGTGTCGACATCTATATCATGACTGCTCTTTTTGAAATCTACAGTTATACTTGGCATATTTCCCTTTTTTGTTTTTATTATGTTTATGTTTTGATTATAACATATCATATTTCTCGTTTCACTCAAGTGCGTCTAATTTTGTTCTCCATATTTACTTCTCCTCCACTAATTCAGGGTTTTCGTGGATATTGCCGACAACATTACCTTCATCAAGTGACCATACTGATGGTGACTGAACAGTCATAACCTCACCGACCAAGGCAAAGCCATAATATGGCAGAGCGTCCTTGTTGCTTGAGGCAAGCCATTCATTCTTAACTCCGTCCCAGATTCTAAATTTAATATCACGCATTATATTTCCTTCCCATCCTTAAAACATTTCGAATATCCCATTTCGCCACCAACTGTTTTACAACGAGCTTCAGTGTTCATGTTTTGAACCTCTTGCTCGGACATTTGAAGTATCCAGGCAATAAACAGGCATTCAGCAGCAAATACTAAAGTTGGTATTATAAAAGCAACTACATTGCTCCAGTTAATGTTGAGTTTCGTTTTATTCATTGTCATTCCCTTTCCCTAGTGGTTTAGTTGACATTAGTTGTTTAATTATTAGCTCTAAAAATCACTATCGCACTCGGAAACGGCGCTGGATTTGGCTGGTCGTCAAACTTAAGCCTGCCTTTGATATAACGGATTTCGGTAGCTTTCATACAATAGTCGTGCCACCATCTAGTGTCGGTTCGGCTTGGTATTAAAAACACGACGGTTTTTCCTTTCTTCCATTCTTGGTAGCCTTTTTCAATCCATTTTGGTAACTCTCTACCGTATGGTGGATTGACATAATTAGATTCACCCCAATCACTGGTTAGACCGTTTATTTTGCCATCCCAGCCAGCAGGACACGGGTCGTGGTCAAACTGAAACTCTGAATCAAGAACCTGATAGACAGCTTTGGGCGTTCGCCAGTCCATTCTTAATGAGCTAAAATGTGGTTTGGTCATAATTTTCCTTATTTACACGAAATTGTGTAGTTTAATTCAACCGTCCTCTTGATTGCTCTAAATATCTCCATCGCCACCTGTGGCACTATTGCGTTTCCATAGGCTTTGATTGATTCGTTCCGCCATTTGGCGAAACTATAGGAAACTCCGTCCACTTCTCGGGGAAGCCCATCATCCATTCTGGCATTGCAGGTTGAAGTCGCAACTTCTCGCCAGTCTCGCTCCCAACCAGAGTAGTGACTGTTCTGCCGCTCTGGCTTTTTGCTCTCGGATTGTATATCTTTGCTGGGCCTCTGCTCCCGTCCGATGCGTCCGGCGTTGGCAGCATCATCGGGATTGATTTCCCGTTTTTGCAAACCTTCAGCCCTTGAGTTTGCACAGTAGGCAATAATCCAGATCCTGTCTCGCCGATGCGGGGCGTTGACGGCACAAGCTGGAATAATAAACGGTTGGACTTCGTAACCTTCGCTTTCCAAGTCAACGCACACCTGCTCGAGTACCATGCCGTCGTTCCAAGTAACGAGGCCACGCACATTTTCAGCGATGACCCAGTCTGGTTTAACGTTTTGTATGACTCGAAACATGTTTGGCCACTGGTAGCGGTCATCTGCCGTGCCTTTTCTTCGTCCTGCGTGGCTGAACGGCTGGCAGGGGAAGCCTCCTGTGAGTATAGTGAGCGTTTCGTTTTTGTCGCTCCTAGTTCCACCCCGTACTCCTGCGGATGTGATATCAAGTCTTTCATGTTGCGGCAACCTCCTTTCTGTTTCGCCCTCCTGAGAGCCTCTAGACTTCTCGGGTTTATGTAATCCAGTGCGTTCGGTGTCGGCAACAAGGTCGGCGATGTCGCCATAGAATATCCCGTCCGGCCAGTGCTTTTTAAGCACTGCGGTGGGGAATTCTGCCCATTCGCAGAATATGCGGTTAATTTTTGCCTCATTGAATACCTCCTCCAGTGCTAGCGAAAAACCGCCTATACCTGCGAATAAATCGTAGTGTGTTATATTCATTTGTTGTCCTTAAAACCTATTCAACCGCAGAACTGGGGCAAGGCGACACCAAGTGAGTGTATATCATTAGTTAATTATTTTAAGGTTTGATGTCGCCTATTAGACAGATGACCCGGGTGGGCAAAATAGTCATCTGTCCAGTTCTACGGTCGATGTTAATGTTCTAAACCAATTTCGAGACTTGTCGAAAATGGTTTCAACTGGGTACGATTTGTACCCGTTTACTTTCGTTTGCTTATACGACCACCTTTTTTACCTGCGCACTTCTTTACAAAGTGAGGACCGTCGATTAGGTCGCAGTCGCATTCAATATCTTGTGCAAATCCTTTATAGGTTCCGTGACTTGCAAATGTAGCAGAGCCGCCTTTTCGTCCGATTTCTGCATAAAAGTTAGGGTTGCTTGCTAGGTTCTTTGCGGCGGCTTTCTTACCACCAATCGTATTGCCAGCCATGTTTTACTCCTTTACTCCAAAATAAATTAACCAATCTTCTCGATTTTCTTTGATAGATTTTTCAGCTTCTTCTCTAGTCGCATAGCGTACAGGTTCACCAGCATCATAGTAATCAAATCCACACACGTCGAGCGTTTCATATCTATAGTCATAATAGACAGCCCAGCCACCCCCATCACTCTCAAAATCTGGCTTAAATGTTGATGTTCGGCGTAATCTAACTTCGGCTAGTTTACGTTCACGAGCTTTTTCGGCTTCTTTTTCAGTGCGATAAACATTACCAAAAGTAAGTCGTTGCTGGTCATACAGGGCATCTCTGTAAAAGGTACCTGGCAATATGCTTCCACATTCATCAATCCAAAAATACTCATCGCCTTGTTCAGGCTTCCAGTGAATACTGTCTACTGGTTCTTTGATTTCCTCGAACCACTCTGTGAGGATTTCTGGGAACTTCTCAAGAGTAATCTTGTGATACATCATCAGCTGTACCCCAGCGTCTGTAATTTCTGGTTTGTCTGGATTACCAGCAATAAGATTTCCCGTTTTAGAGATATATGCTAATTGTCCAGCTTTGAATGTTGGTAAATCTTTAAGTAGTTTATAACGTTTCATACTTACTCCTTAGCCAACTTAGGTCGTTCGCCGTTTATACGACTGTCTAGTATTTGGTTGATTCGATGAATAATACGTTCTCGCTCGTTTAATTCTTCTAGAGCACCATCTTTCATCTCTAATAGGTCGATAGTACTCATCTCATCTAGCGATTGATAATCGTCCTCGTAATAAGGTTGCATTACTTCTTTTTCCATTGATTCTTCTCCTTTGCTTCTTTTAGCCATTCTTCATCTTGTTTAGCTATTTCGTACTCTGAAATTACTACGAAAATCAGCAAGAACATGACGATTATTATCCAAATTAAAATAAACATTTATTGTCCTTTGTTTTTTAAGTCTTTAATTAAGATTTCCAACTCTCCGTCTGTCCATTTGTAAGGCTTTTTCATGCTTTCCAGCAGGTCAACGATATCTTCGCCGTAAGTTTTAAGCATGAATCTTGTGTATCCTATAATGTTGCCTTCATCGAATCGATTACAAGCTCGACATTGAGCGTGAACGTTTCGCTCATCGTATCTGAGAGCCATCCATCTTCTGTTTATGAAGTGTCCAGCGTCAGCCTGTTCAAATGGCTTTCTCTGACCACACGAACAACAAGTAAAGAATCCGTCTTCAGAATCTCTCATTCGTATATATTTTGAGAAAATCCTATCAGCTTTCTGAATTAGTTTTCGACTTGCCACACTATTCTCCTAAACGCCAAACTCTTACGAATCTGCCATTCATGATCGGTCGTAAAATTTCTGCTTAGCGTTTCGTTTCTGACGATGTACGTTGTGCAGTTGTTTACGTCCCTTAATCTCTGTGAAGCCATTATCTTCCCCCCAATTTAATCTTCGTGAGATTACTAAATTGTTATCTACAAACGTCCACTTAAACTTCTTCATAAAACTGATGTCTGGGTCTACAATCCGAATCGTAAACCCATTATCAGTTTCGAGAAGGTAGACTTTTTTTCTTCTCGTCATTTAACCTCCTAAAAAGGTATTTCGCTCAAATCGACAGGCTCGCTAAGGTCAATGTCTTCAGCAATATTTTCAGATTTACTCTTCAGCTTTGGCTCATATCCCCAGATATTTCGCTCATATCGATATTTCTCGTCACCGTTATTATCTATATATGTCTCTTCTGTTTTTTGGATTGTGTACCAACAAGACTTTCCTGGCAATTTCTGGATTAGTTGAGACATTTCATATAGACTTTTCATAGATTTGAAAAAGTCACGAATCTTCTGTTTCTGCTCATCATCTTTTGCATTATGTACAAAAATCTTGCGGATTTTATCAACAGAAAAAGGCGTCGCCGCACCAGTAAACCATAATCGTGCATCGCCTTGTTCACCGTTTGTGCCTTGAACCTTTACATTCAGAAACACTTTATCGTTTGCATTTTTTTCAAAAGTAGCTTCGGTGATTGTTACAGCGTGAACACCCTCAGTAAAATATGTCGACTCTTTCAAATCTTCCTCACTTAATTTCATATTCTTCAATTCTTCGTCCGTCATACCCCTTATCCTTTCCTTAGAACATTAATTTTTGGACTTCTCTTTCAACTAATTTAAGAGTAGCGTTTTGTACCATGCCAGTTAGCTCGATTTTTTCTCGATAATCTTCTCGTTTTAATTCAAATATCTGTAACCCTAAATCGGGATTCGTGAATACGTCTGAATAAATACAGAAATAGAGTTTTTGTAGATTTTCATTTACTAAGAAGTACTGAATAATCTGAGCTTCATAATCAAGTGGCGGGGGTTTTTCATAGTAAGCTTTGACTACTTTCCAACTATCCAAGCATTTGATTTCTACAGCCTCTATGATATCGGTATATTCATCAATAGATTCTGCAATTTCACCGTCTGGTGAGCAAATCATATATTCGTTTTCTTCAGATTGCCAAACTCGACCAGGAATAATCTTCTTACCAAGTTTTTCAGAAATCAGCTCCCTAGCTTCATCTTCTAGGATTTGACCTCTCAGCATAGCCGAATAAGTAGCGCCTTCTGGTATTCTATCTGCGTAGTCATTCGGATTAATCGGCTTAGCTATTCGCTGAGCAATCAGTTTATAGATTGAATCGTTTATTTGAACATTCGCATAAAGTTCATTTAATTCATCTTCAGTAAGCATCGCCTTGATGTTATCCATGGTTAGATTTTTCGGAAAATCATAGCCTTTACTTTCAGCGAATTCGACCAGCTCGGCTTTTGGTATATACCGAGCTGATGAATAATCTTTTGCTGATGAGCCTGAAATCCTGCCTTCGTGAAAATCCAACCACTCTTGACTTCGTTGTTCAATGTCTAGGATTTTCATTATTCTAACTTCGCTTTCATTTCGTCTTTAACGCCGACAAGCTCACGTGATAGCTTTGGATTAGCTTTGAGGATCTCAATATACTTTTCTTTTAATTCGTCTAAAGTCTTACAGGCTCGCAATTCCTCTTCGGCTTTCTTAGTGTCTTGGAACGTCTCAAACTCCTCCATCTCTTCGGTACTTGCGATTTCTCCGTTATTCAAATAACCAAGCAAACTCAATGCTCGACCGACTGAGATCGTTTCTAGTTTTTCGAATGCTTTGTCTTTTTTCATCTGATTAACTGAATAAGCCGCTGTTCCAGTAGCGTCCGCAGAGTATTCGTCTCGCTTATCTTTTAAGATGTAGGTTGTGAATACTGCACCGCCGTTTGGCGTAAATTCATAAGTAGTTTTGATTGACGACCGCGGATTGTCTTGCCTAAACTCTTTTAATCGATCGGCGACTTTCGCATAATCGCCACCAGAAACCTTTGAAGTCTTCACTTGCTTCATAGTTCCTCCTTATAAAAATCTTAAATATCTTCCATTTGTATAAACTGACCAAGCTTTGTACCCTTGTGATTTCCACACGTGATAAGCACAGTCAATATTTATTTCTGGGTTGTGCGAATCGCAAGCTTCTCGTCCAGGTAAAATCCTTACTTGGAATAGAGAAACTGAATAGCCATATGTTCGTCCGTTTTGTGTAAATGTCAGGCTTGTATCGCCTGTAGCGTTTTCATTACACGAACTCTCAGCTTGCATGATGGCTTTCATAATTCGCACGTCCCAATTGTATTTCTCAAGTAAAGGTTGAAACCTGTCGCAGCCGCCTACACCAGCTTTCTCCATAGCTTTTTGAGGTGCAGGCGAGGCTTCAACCTTTGCGGCAGTTTGCGGTGGCGACGGTTGCCGCTTTTCCGTCGCTACTGTTTTGACACTTCAACTTTCACGTTTTTAACGATTGTTGCAGCTTCAGCTTTGACTTGTTCAGTCTGGTTCTTTTGATAGTACATACCGCCAATAAAAGCGATAATTCCTGTAATTAAAATGGTAATGATGATAGTTTTGATAGTCTCAATATTAAGTTTTTTCATTTTCTTCTCCTTGTTTTGTTTTTTATTTTCTTTATTTTCTACGCTAGACATTGTATTAACTCCTCTCTAGCACATATGTTTACAACTTCGTCCTCAATTCCGTCACAGTCTGGATTTGGACAATAAAATTCAGGTTCGCCATGACAACCACACCATTCAGCTTCTCTGCCCGAACAGCAAGGTTGAATTACTTCTAGGTTGTCGTGGTTGCAGTACCACTCATTATCAAAGAAATCAAAGCGATAACTCGCTCTGACCTGCTTTACGTTAATTTTCATATTTACTCTCAATCTGCCATTTGATATAATGGCTTTGTAGCCGCTCTTTTGAGCGGTTTTTGCTTTATACTGCCCACTTTTTTAGCGCAGGTGTGGGAGACCTGTAGTGAGCAGTAGCGGACGTTTGAAACACAGGAGTTTTACTTTTAATAAACCCAAAAATAAACACTCAAACGTCCAGCAAAGGAGCTGGCGATCGTCAAACCGCCCATTACTGCCCACTAATTCCAAATTGTTAAGATACCAACTTCTACACGTGTTACGCCTGAACCTTCGAGCAATCTGTCACGCTTATATAATTTTCGTCGTACGCTCTTTTGCGGTGTCGCTTACGTAATCGTAATAGTACAGCTTGTTAATTCTGCACGAGATTATCAGATACGCGTTTGATAACCTCGTGGAAATTAAAAAACCACAGCGATTTGCTGTGGTTAAAACCCAAATTATGGCGCCCCGAGTAGGATTCGAACCTACGACCTTAGGCTTAGAAGTCCTCAGGTTGCCAATCAGATTATAACATAAGCTTATCGCTTTAGTACAAATCAGAGGGTGTAAAAGTTCTATTGAATATGCTCTTATATTAGCACACCCAAATTAAAAAGTCAATAGGCTCATGCTTAAATTGGGCGTAAAGTCATAAATTTGTCGAATTGCTCCCTGATATATTTAGGTGGGACGTGTAGATAGTTTTGCGTTGTATTCACGTTTTCATGACCTAGACTTATTTGAACTGTTTTTATATCAGCACCGTTTAAGTACATGTTTGTAGCGAACGAATAGCGTGCTATATGAGGGCTTACGTGATAACCATACTTCTCAAACACCTTTAACCAACGCGCTATTGTGTCCGTGTCGACCGGCTTCGACTGGTCGACATTTTTATGTATTTGTTTTCTTTTAATAAGATAGCCGTCGATGCTATTTTTGATAATAAACTCTCTCACTAGCTTCATAATTTCAGGGTGAACCAAAACTTCACGACATTTACCGCCAGCTTTGCCTTTTCCTCTTACGGATATGTAATTATCATAGATATCTTGCGTGCGTATTCTCACCAACTCAGAAACTCGAAGACCTGAGCCAAACATTAGATAGATAATTATTTTCATTTGCTCATCAACTTCACCTAGGACTTTGCAGACTATATCTTCAGGCACTACTGTTTTGTCTACTTTTTCTGGTGTTATAGTTTTGATTTTTTGCCACCTAAACCCTAGAGTGATTTCAAAGTCGCTTTCTAGACATCTGAAAAAGCTCCTTAAAACTGTTATCAAGGCGGCAAGACTGTTTCTTTTTAAGTTGCTTTTTGAGGCTAAATACTCACGAATATGCTTCAACTGAATTTCTTCAATTTTCTGTACGCCTTTTGTTCTCAAAAACTTATCGAAGTCATTTAGCCACACTTTTCTGTCATAGACGGTCTTATCTGATAGACGGTCTACATCACGAATAAAAGATAAATACTCATCAATCACAGAGCACTCCTCCCACAAAAAGAATTAATATTTTGTAGGATTTTGAGGTGCCCAACTAGTGTTGCTTTCAGACCACCCACACGGTCATCAACTCGGCAGTAGATATGGCTAATTTCTTATTCAATTTTGCCATGTCGCGTCGTGTCTGCATAGTGTAAAATTCACAAAGTCCTACGTGTCGAACCTATCGTTTCTTGATGGTTCAATCACCTTAAGCTCCCTAAATTCAAAATGGTAAGATGTACCAACTTTACAACCGTACCTGTTGCGGTTTTTCTCTAAAGTAACGATGATATCATTCGGAAAATCTTTCATATTTCGCTCAACCATTAAGACGATATCCGCGTCCTGAGCAATATAGCTCGAACCTCGCAAATCGTTTATTCCAGTCTTTCGTGTATGGCTGTCTGGTGCTTTTCGTGTATGACTGATTAGAATGATAGGAATCTGATGTCTGATTGCGTTCTTCTTTAATTCTTTTGTTATATTTCCCAATTCTTCAGCGACGTTTTGGATTTCTCGCGTAAAGTAATGAAGGTGATCAATCACGACCAGTTCACAATTTGCCTCTTCTTTGGCTTTTCGGACCAATCCGTCGATTGATTGCCAGCTTAATTCATCGTTTTTTTGGAAAAATATGCCAGCTGCACACTTTTCGTATTCTGTTTCGCCAAGGATTTTTCTAAATCGCACACCTGCTTCGCCGTGAGTCATTTCCAGAGTAACGAATAGAACAGATTT